GTATAAGAATCCGTCATTATAGAAGGACGTACCCAATCCTTTGCTGGAGCTATACCAATCGGAGGGTACTCTTTCACCTTTCCTGCATCCTTATCTTTTCCATCATTACCTCCACCCTCACCCTTTTTCTTCTTGTTCTTCGTTCCAAAATACACCCCAGTCACAATCACCCCAAAAACAATTAACACCAATAGTATGAGAACTCCTTTTGACATTTAAAGTATACTAACATTATTTTCTTTTCCACTCGAAATAGGGAATGGGGGTGCTGAGACACTCATATGCTACTGGTCCACTAAAACTTAACTTTACTCCACCCTTATCTGGTTTTGTATACGTATCAACTGTGAAACCCTGTGGTATTATCATAGATTTCACTGGAGGATGCACATCAACTGCACCCTCCTGGTCACTATGCTCAATGTCGATTCCCAAATAATTACATTCACTATACGTAATAAACTTTGTGGTATCCATTATTTTTGCTTCGATATCTGTGACGCGTTTCTCTTCCGCGGCTCTCTTCTGTTCCATCTTAAATAAATAAAAACCACCACCACCGAGTACAATAAGCACAATCAACACTATAATTATGTTCATATAGTTATATTACACATTTTATTTTTCTATGAACACCGTAGGATGTTTTAGGAACCATCAAGTACCGTGTATACGTTGGAAACTCATAAGACTCATAATTTGTCTTTGTGTTCAGATCTAACCACGGTACTCGTAATAAAAAATTTAATACTTCGTCATCAATAGTTGGAAACTCTTCCAGCACCTTATTGAACCTGTCATACACGATACCCAACATACACACCCCGTACTCATGGTGTTCATCCTCGTCAATCTCCCACAAGAGATCTTCTATGACCGCGCTCAAAATATTTTCCCGCTTCTCACGGTCCCAAGCTTTCTTCGTCTGCATTAGACCTCTAAAACACATACCCCTCCTGCACATCGGGCACGTCTGGGTTCCCTTTTGGTACCAAGTCTTCACACATTGATAACAAAATGAATGACCACACACGAAATCGCAACACGCGTCGCTTTCATAACAGATTGTACACTCCATTTTACTTATTATTTCGATATTTCGCTTCACTTAGGTGACCTTCTTTTCGGTTTTTTGCTTTTTTTCTTGTCATCCTCATATTGAGGCTTGAAGGAAAAGTTGTTTTCAGTTAAAGGGTTTGTTCTCTTCATGGGCGTGTAGGGGACCTTCTTACCACCACCCGAAGAAGCCATGGAAGTTAAAAGTAATGCGCCTGCAACTAAACCGAGGGCCATCTCAAAACAATTAGACATTTATTTATATACAAGATTTTAAATCATTCGAGGTTCATTTCGGGCGGTCCAAAATTCAAGCTCACTGACCCATTTCGTTTTATCCCATGGAACCAGTTGTTCTATATAGACTTTTGAACCTGTGGGTTTTACACGCGGCTTCTGTACACTGGGGTCGTGTTTCTCACAGTGATCCTTTCCCTCGAGACACTTTCTCTTGCACGGGTTCCCTCTCATGTTCAAACAACTGCAAATACTTTTTACAACCTTCTGTACACTGGGGTCGTGTTTCTCACAGTGATCCTTTCCCTCGAGACACTTTCTCTTGCACGGGTTCCCTCTCATGTTCAAACAACTGCAAATACTTTTTACAACCTTCTGTACACTGGGGTCGTGTTTCTCACAGTGATCCTTTCCCTCGAGACACTTTCTCTTGCACGGGTTCCCTCTCATGTTCAAACAACTGCAAATACTTTTTACAACCTTCTGGGGGTTGGCGTGTATTTTACGGACATTCTTGCCAGTTATAGTTTGACAAAGACGTGCGTTTTCCTCCTTGAGCGCTTCGATTTCAGCGATAAGGCAGAGGTACTCCATTGTTACTTGAAAAACAAATAAAGACGATGTGACTTAGGTTTATTTAACAATCTGGCCAAATCTTCTCGGCATCTGCACATCCTGTAACATTGGCCTGATCTCTCAAATTCCCCTTGAAGTTTGCGTCCGTACCATCATAAAAGAAACAAGTATCCTTATTTTCCATGACTGGGTGTTCTGAAGTACGATACCCAACTCCAACAAATTCAAGTTCTTTGGCTTTTTTTCGACATTCGGTTATATCTTTAGCCCGAAAATCATATTTAGTATTTAAATTAGTTCTCGTCCATCCTGGGATTACCATACCCTTAGTCCCACAGTTCGGCCATTTTTTACTCGCGTCTGTACACCCAGAAACTTGTGTTAAGTCACGTTTTTCACCAGACCATCTAGGCTCTGCCTTTGTATAAAAAAAGCATGTATTTTTCAAATTACTATCTGGATAATCTGAATTGCGATGACCCGTAGCCATAAACCCATATTGTTTGGCCTTTTTCCTGCATTCAGCCATCGAATCACCAGGTGCTTTCACAAACTTAGTGCGACTACCAGTTACTAAGTTGGCTGTCGTCAGCCCCTTTATAACATTACCATTTGGGTCTACATCTACATTACCTGAACTCACAGTCTCTTTCTCTTCCTCTTCCTCTTCCTCTTTCTCTTCTGTTTCATCATCTTCCTTTTTTTTATTAAACACTGTGAAATATACTATCAATCCAATGATTATCAAAAATACGAAGAACCCACCAGCCATTATAAACATTTGTCCCTGTTCCATTTATTATTACTATTATTATTTTTTTTGTACATTGTAATATATGAAACGTTCTGTAATTTTAGAAGCACTTATAGTTGGACTTATCAATCTCATTATGTTTGTTAGCATAAGGGGGTTGCTTCCCAAAGTCCATATTTTCACGCAACTTGTACTGACTGGTGCGTTGATACATTTATTTTTTGAATATTCTCCATTTGGAAATCTCAATGAGAAATGGTGTCGCGCGACATTCCCTAAGGCGGCTTCGTAATAGAGGCTCCCATTCTCACAACCTCCTTAGCAACCTTATACGCGCCAGCCCTTTGTGCACTGGCTTTATTTGATATAGCTTTCCCATGTTCCAAATAATCACTGGTAACTGGAGGGATTTTTATAAAAATGGAAGTCCCACCTATATGTATGTAATAGAGTCCTATTGATTTTATATATAAAACCGTTGAGAGTGTATTCTTATATTTTTTAAGTTTTGGGTTGCTATGAGGAAAAGATATATTCAAATCGTTGTAAATAGTGATCAACTTTCTACGCGTTTTGGAATACGTAACGTAGCGATTGTAATTATTATGATTTAAATTGTACGAATTATAAATAGACTTTAAATTATTACAAGCGTTACCGTTCCACTTCTTTTTACCTCCCATCGAAGATTTCGCTGTACACATGATATTACCATTTTGTGTGAACATTTTCCGCGTCGTAGTCGTTAGACCCATTGTTTATTATATACACATTTTTTCCACCACGAAGCCTTAATACCAGGTGTAGGGTACTCTCCTTCTGAATGTTATAGTCCGCCAGGGTGCGCCCATCCTCCAATTGCTTGCCTGCGAAGATAAGACGCTGTTGATCTGGTGGAATACCCTCCTTGTCCTGGATCTTCGCCTTGACGTTATCGATCGTATCAGATGATTCCACCTCCAGGGTGATCGTCTTACCAGTCAAAGTTTTGATAAATACTTGCATCTTGTATATTACACGAGGTCTATTTTTCTAAGTATCTTACGCTACGATTTTTTAGGTGTAGGTACATCCTACTCAACTTCTTGGGAGCTGGGGGACACACGGGTTCAGTCACGATAACCTCTTCCCATATGAGTCGCTGGACATCCGTGCAGAGTCCATTGGTCGCTTGACAAAACGCGAGCTTGTAGTCGTCCGTCAGTAGGGGGATGTAATCTATCGTCATTTTGATACATTACCCCTTCAATTTCCACCACTTAGGTACAATAATAACAACTTCTTCTCCACACTCGTTGACCGTCAAGAGCATGTCCTCCTCGTCATCCGTTGTCACTGGTATCACTGAGCGTCTGTTGTCGTCGTAGCAATCCTTGAGTTCCGCAAACGAATGTGTTCGAGATCGACATCCAAGAGAAATCTTTTCAGACATGCTGGCAATATTCCCCATAACGTGAGTTCAGAAGTTCTTTCGCGAATAACGTTGTAGATGGCCTGGACCCACATATGGTTTCACTTAGGTCATCCTTTTTATCTTTGTAAATGATAGATGGTCGTTTCGTTACAGGACGTTCCGAAGAAAGTACAGTATATCACGGTTGATTCTCAGTATGTAAAGGGTTCTAATAATACTTTCACGGTAGACATATCCCTTGAGTCCAACATCCACATCGAAGAGATGAACAAAGTCATAGGTATAAAGATGGTGGACTTTTACGCGACTCAGATTGGACAGAGTGACGCCAGTGGAAACACCAACGTAGCAAAGTACATAGACGTGGTGTGTCCCGACGTTCCCAAGGTAGCCCAGATGTTGGACGAGAGAAAGGGGCAGATCCTCGCTCGGGTACCTCTAGAGAGAAGCTTCACTGGAAGTAATGATTTCATCATGCGAGACAAACAGTGGAAGTCCTTTCACAGACAGACCAATTACTTCAATCCCATATCCATCCAGAAACTACACTTCAACATGTACGAATCACAAGGTGATGGGGACTACGAACTTCTTCAACCGTCCGTCAGCTTCTTCATGGTCCTGGAGGTGACCACCATAGACGTCAAGGAGAAACCAGTGAACAAGGAGGTACAGATACTCGAGGCACTCCATGAACTCATCGGGAAGATTGATGAGCTTAACCAAAATGTTCAAAAACTTCCCGATAAAGAAGAACCTAAAAAGAAAAAGTATTCATTCAATTATATTTTATTAGCACTTTTTGCTATTTTGGGTGGGTACATGTATTATGTGAATAAGTTTAGAGCGCCAATGTAACATTCTTCTTTTTCCTGACTACCCTCTTCTTGGGCTCCTCAACCTTCTTGGGCTCCTCAACCTTCTTGGGCTCCTCAACCTTCACGGGCTCCTCAACCTTCACGGGCTCCTCAACCTTCACGGGCTCCTCAACCTTCTTGGGCTCCTCAACCTTCACGGGCTCCTCAACCTTCACGGGCTCCTCAACCTTCACGGGCTCCTCAACCTTCTTGGGCTCTTCAACCTTCTTGGGCTCTTCAACCTTCACGGGCTCTTCAACCTTCACGGGAATCTCATCTATAATCCTGAGAAGAGTATTATATAAATGATTCTTATTGATGCGAACACGACGAAGTTCAGCCTGAATATCTTCTCTGATGGAGTCCATTATATATATAAAAGGAATATTATCTTTATAATAAATGTTATTCATAGGTCCAACATTATTGAGTGGCATCGGGCAGCATCTAAAAAAATACAGTAGTCTTTTTCCCGGTAGTACTTACGTGGAATTATCGTATGATATTCCTGAGTGTGACGAAGCTTTCATATTTGCACTCCCCGTACCCCAGTGGCTCGATAAGATACCTACGATGAAAAGAAAAATCAAACATCTCACGTGTATGACTGTGTGCGAGACTGAGACGGTTCATGAAGATTATGGAAAACTATTCAAACACTTCGACCGCGTAGCTGTACCGAGTAGTTTCTGTCAAAGAGTCTTCTCCAGACAATTTCCAGATACCACATTCTATATCATACACGCACACATACCTCGTGACGATAAGTATATTTTCTATCACATCGGAAATATCATGGACCCTCGTAAAAACTTCCGCGCCGTCCTCGAGGCATTCATTCGTCTAAATGAACCAATGGCACGACTAGTAGTAAAGGCAACATGTTCGACTCCAGTTAATATAAATATCCCGAATGTAGAAGTCATAAATGGTCTCGTATCCGATGAAGAAATGGATAACATCCATAGGAGATGCGATTGTTACGTGAGCTTTTCACACTCCGAGGGTGTGGGGATGGGGGCCGTCGAGGCTGCCCTTCGTGATAAACCAGTCATCATCACGGATTACGGGGGAGCCAAGGAATATATAAAAACTCCTTATACGATCGAATGTACACTTCAAGAGTTGGAGAGAGATGACTTCCTCTTCAAAAAGGGTATGGTATGGGGTAACCCAGATCCAGACCAACTCTCGGAGTTCATGCGCGACGCCTTTGATAAGAGATTAAAATACATGGACCATACACACACGAAGAATATCACTGGTCAAGAGAATATTTTACATGAGTTCTTGGTCAATAACATAGTGCGTGATAAACGCAACGATACCAGTGAGGATAGCTCCAGAGGATAGTGCACCCTTCTGGGCGATCAGCATCATGTTGAGATCATCGATGATGGTTATACCTGTGGGCTTCTTAATAATCTCGGGGAGTAGCTTGGCGATGATAAGATATATAATCATGGAAAGTATGACTGGTTTCAAAGATTCTTTGTCGAACATTTATATACAATATTATTATTATTTCAAATCTTTTTCCCTAGTGCTATCATGTCTTTCTTCGACACACTATGTTTTTTACAGAAGGATCCACACGTCGCCTTGAATGCACACTTTTTTCCCTTAAGTGTCGTAGCCTGACAAATGTTGATTGTGTGTTTCTGTTCGACTATATGTTTAGGCGCCTCGACGATGACCTGAATCGACCTCCCCTTCTTATTCTCCTCGTGTTGCTTGTATTTGTTCTTCATCTTGAAGACGCTCCTGGCCAGATGAGCACACCTCTCATCTGGTGTGGAAAGCATGTGAAGGCGCATAGCATCGCGGAGGCATTCTTCGTAAGACATTTTGCTCGTTTGTTTTTTTTTGATATTCCATCTTCACTTAGGCTATAAAAAAACCATCCAATTTAATGTTAGGTAAAGGTGTAACCTTTGCACAAAAGTTTTTGCGTACTTTTTTAAACAGGTCTATGATTTGCTGAGATGTCATTTTATCTCTACCATTCGGGCATATTTCTTCGATGATTTTATCTCGAATCGGAGCCAACCCATCCGCGACGATCGTGTGTATGTTATTATCGAAAATATATCGTGCGATTCCAGGATCACTTGCACTTGGTTTAGGTAATGATTTTAATTCATTAATAAACCTTTCATCAATTTCTTTCCTGAATAATGTTTTCCAATTCTCACAATCCATCTCACCATTCCAGCTGTTTTTCATCTTTTTTTCGAGTTCGGGGTCGTGTAATAACCCACAAACCATCTTATGAAGAAGCGGGGACAGTCTATTTTCTACATTATCTATTTCTTCCACAATTGATCCTCCGCGTGTTATAGAAAATCCCAAAATGGTATCATTACTTCCGCAATCTGGACACTTCGGACACTGTGCAGACTGTGGGCGCTCTGGGCGCCGTGGGCACTCCTTGGGTTTTGGACACTCTGGACACTCCCCGGGTTTTGGACACTCCTTGGGTTTTGGGCACTCCCCGGGTTCTGTTTTCTCACCGTTCCTTAAAAACGAAAAATATATAATGACCGCTATAATAATTCCTACAACTAAACCACCGGCAGCAGCACCTACTACAATCATTATATCATACAAATATAAAAAAAAACATCATACTCATATGTATGTATCTGAAATGGACTTCGATATGTTACAAGTGTGAGGCACCACTGGAACCACGTGTGGTGGCATGTGGTTCCGTAAATAAATCTTTCGTCCGAGAGTATATTAGGATTCGCCCGATTTTTTTAGATAACAATTCGTTATTTTACACATTCGTAGGTTTAAATCTCAAGAAAGTGTGTTACTCTTGTTTTAAAAATAAAGTAAAAATAGAACCTAAGTTGTTACAATACCGCGAGATAGGGTACATAAGAAACTTTGCTCCTCGAAGCAAATCAAAAACACAAACGGAAATCGTTCAGTGGTTCGAAGGTCTCTTAAGGAGAGCGCGCGTAAACGGGTTAAGATGACCGAGAGTATCCAAAAGCTCACACACGTGGAACATATTCTCAAGCGCCCTGATTCCTATGTTGGTCCCGTATCGAGGGTCTATGAACCCTACTGGACCCGTGTGGAGGATCGGTTCGAGAAGAAGATGCTCGCGTACTCCCCCGCGCTCTTAAAGATTTTCGATGAGATTCTCGTGAATGCCATCGACAGAAACTCTTTGTACCCCAAGAACACCACCGCCATCTCCGTGACGATCGACCGTGAGACTGGCGTCATATCTGTCGAGAATAACGGACCCCTCGGTGGGATCGCCGTAAAGATGCACGAGAAGGAGGGGATCTGGAATCCCGAACTCACCTTTGGCCACCTCCTGACCAGCACCAACTACGATGATAATCAAAAGAGGGTCGTCGGTGGTCGCAATGGCTACGGAGCCAAACTGGCCAACGTGTATTCCACAAAGTTTACCGTGACCATCAAGGATGGTGAAAACAAGAAGAAATATGTCCAGTCGTGGACCAAAAACATGCGCGTGTGCGACCCCCCTAAGATTACGTCTCACTCCGCAGCCACTTCTTCCGTCTGTATTTCCTTCATCCCCGAATGGTACCTGTTTGGTATGTCTGGAATCGATGATGATATTTACAGGATTTTTGAAAAGCGCGTCTACGACGCGAACGTGTGTACGTCTCCCAATTGTAAGGTGAAGTTTCAGGGTGAGGTGCTTCCCAAGTGTCCCCTGAGTACCTACGCCAAGATGTATACCAAGAGTGAAGAGATTGTCACAGCCTCTAGTGAAAACTGGACCGTCTGTGTCGCACCCAGTGATGATGGGTTTGAACAGGTGTCGTTTGTCAACGGCATCTGCACTACCAAGGGTGGTACCCACGTGGATCATGTGGTGAATATCATATCGACTGGTATCATCGATGAGATGAAGAAGAAGATTCAGCTTCGACCCCACCAGGTGAAGAATGCCTTTACGGTGTTTGTCAAGGCGACCCTGGTCAACCCTAGTTTTGGCAGTCAGGTGAAGTCCGAGTGTACCCTGAAACCCCAAGAGTTCGGAAGCAAGTTTGAACTACCCAAGACGTTCGTGAAGAGTATTCTCAAGACGAGCATCCAGTCTGAACTCTTGGCCCTGTCCAAGTTTAAGGAACTCAAGGAACTCAAAAAGTCTGACGGAAACCGGAGGTCTAAGATTACGGGTATACCCAAGTTGGACGACGCCAATAAGGCGGGTACCGCGGACTCTAGCAAGTGTACGCTGATCATCACAGAGGGGGACTCTGCGAAGACCCTGGCTGTCGCGGGGCTATCCATCGTTGGCAGGGATCACTACGGAGTTTTTCCCCTGCGAGGTAAGTGTAAGAATGTTCGTGACGCCTCTGTCAAACAACTCATGGATAACAAAGAGTTTAACGATCTCAAAAAGATTTTGGGACTCCAACAGGACAAGGTGTACACGTCCCTGTCTGAACTTCGATACGGTCGTCTCATGATCATGACGGATGCTGATGCGGATGGTAGTCACATCAAGGGACTCATCCTCAACATGATTCACTTCTTCTGGCCCAGCCTGTTGGACCTTGGATTCGTGGTGAGTATGGTGACGCCCATTATCAAGGCGACCAAGGGTGGTACCGTGAAGTCTTTCTACACCGATTCGACATTCAGAGATTGGTACGGGGAGGGAAAACCCGGTTGGAAGATTAAGTACTACAAGGGTCTGGGTACCTCCACGTCAGCAGAGGCTCGTGAATACTTCAAGATGATCGGGGACCTCACGGTACGCTTCGATCCAGATGAGACCACCACGGAGTCTGTGGTTCTGGCGTTCGACAAGACGAAGGCGGATGATCGAAAGAAGTGGCTTTTGGATTCCACGGGGAAGAAACCCTCGGAACTCGAGGTGGCCTATGGGTCTATCGGTAAGTTGGGTATCACGGACTTTGTGCACAAGGATCTGGTCAACTTCAGTCTGGCGGACCTCAAGAGGTCTATCGCCCATGTATGCGACGGCCTCAAGCCTTCCCAGCGCAAGGTGCTCTACGCGTGCTTCGCCAGGAACCTGACATCTGAGATGAAGGTGGCGCAGCTGGCAGCCTATGTGTCTGAGAAGACGTCTTATCACCACGGTGAAGTGTCTCTGGCTGATACGATCGTAAAGCTCGCCCAGAGTTTCGTGGGTTCCAACAATATTCATCTTTTGGAACCGTGTGGTCAGTTTGGGTCTCGCATCATGGGTGGTAAGGATGCGAGTCAGCCCAGGTACATTTTCACAAAGTTGACGAAACAAGCGAGGCAGCTGTACGACCAGAGGGACGACGCGGTACTCGTGTACCTCGACGACGATGGGAAGAGCATAGAGCCTGATCACTTTGTACCCGTCATACCAACTGTACTCGTCAATGGAACGGAGGGTATCGGAACTGGTTTCAGCTGCTACGTACCCCCGTTTAACCCCAAGGATATCCGCGACAACATTGATCACTTGCTCAACAATGAGGACCTCGTACCCATGAAACCCTGGTTTAGGGGTTTCAATGGTCGCATCTTTTCAGGATCATCGGGGGCGCCGTGGGTGGCTGAGGGTATCTGGTCATTCAAGGGAAAAACACTCAAGGTGACCGAACTCCCACCCGGACGATGGACTCAGGATTTCAAAGAGGATCTTGATACTCTCGTCGAAAAGAAGATTATTCAAAATTACACGAATAACAGTACGACTGATAAGGTTGATTTTGAAATCATCGGTTATGAGGGTAAGGATCCCGTGAAGGACTTCAAACTACAGAAGACGTTCCACATGACGAACATGCATCTCTTCCATCCTACCAAGGGTATCCACAAGTATGATTCACCAGAAGATATTCTTAGGGACTTTGTTGAGATCAGGTTGGATACATACAAGAAGAGGAAAGCGCATATGATTCAGGTGCTAGAACAAAAGATGAAGAGGAACACCAACATGGCCAAGTTTGTGGATATGGTCATCAACGAAAAGTTGATTGTTTTCAAGAAGAAAAAACAGGAATTGGAGTCTGAGATGGAACCACTCTTTGACAAACTCAACGACTCTTTCGACTATCTCTTGCACATCAAGACGTATCAGTACACTCAAGAGGCGGTGCTGGCACTCAATGAAGAGTCGAAACAATTGGAGGATGAATACAAAACGCTCATGGGAACATCAGTATCTGACATGTGGAAAATGGATTTAAAAATATGCATACAGTAAGATAATATGATTGTCACGGGACCAGACACTGCGGCTGTCCTTTCCCTGCATGCAATCGGACAACAGGATACGTATCTCACGGAGGATGATCCTAAATATTCACTCTTTACGTACGAAACAAAACAACATGCAAACTTTTCAAAGTTTCATAGAAATACACAGGTGTCAAACCCTAAAACAAACACCACGTGGCCTTTTGGGGAAACTGTAAAGGTTACAATGAATCCGAGAAACATGGGAGATTTGTTGAGTAACATGTATATACACATCGAGTTTCCAGCTTTTTCAGATGATGCCCCCGAAGACTCCGGAGATCTCGCTGATCAACTAGGTAGACATCTCATAGAATCCGTCACCATGCGGGTAGATGAATTAGTTGTTGAAAAATATCATGATGATTGGGGAATTATATATGACGAACTCTATCTAGACGCATCCGAAAAACGTACTAAGCGTTACACGTTAAATAGAAACCTCGCAGAGGATACCTCTTTACTAGTAGATAATACGTTTTTAGTAGATGCAGATTCCGAATTGATGATACCAATACCTCTATTCTTTTCGAGGAAATATGAAGGTGATGAATACAGTACAAATAAACCAAACCGTCCCTACTTTCCTACGTGCGCAGTCCACAAACAAAAGATTGAATTTGAAATAGTCTTTCGTCCGCAATCATTCTTCACTGATTACACAGGTCCTCTGTCACTACAGAGATTTAACCTCATCACGGAGGAGATGACGGTTTCACCCCAAGAGCGTACATATCTCATGACTCAGAGACAGATCTTTATCACTGATGTGGTGAAAAAACATCCATCCACCCAAACAATCATAGGTGATGACAATGTTAAAATAGAACTCGTCCCGAATATTCCTGTGAAGACTATTAATTGGTTTCTAAGAAAGTCCACTTTTGAAGAGAGTGAATCTCCCGCTTCTTTTGCCAACAGGTTTAACTTTTCTACGAATGATACATATTCACCAGTTAATTCATTCTTCGAACACGTGATGGAGAGTGCAAAGATTTTTGTACAAGGTCAGGGTTTACCCAACATACCAATCGCTGATCACGCGTTCTTTAAATACGTGGTACCTTTAAATAGCAGGTTGGCGAGGCCGATGAGGAATATATACACGTATGCATTCTCGATGAATCCGATTAACGTGGAACCATCGGGAAGCTTGGACTTTGGTCAATTACAATCAAACAGAACTTTGTTGGATATTCAACTTGTAAAAGGTCTCACTGAAGTATACACATTGCACATTTATTACGTGGGATACCAAACATTTGTGTTTGATAACGGATTCATGTCACTTGCTTACTAAATAAAATATCATGGTTTTTACGAATATATTCAATAATATTGTTTCTGATGCACCACTTGATGAAATTCAACTGCGCCACTGTCGTATGTATTTCATCATCTGTCCCAGGAACCTTATAGACTATTTTTTCAGACCGACAAAAGGGGTCGAATAATTTTTTACTATAGCCATCGAGACTCGACTTGTACGCGCAATGTACACTAAATATCTTTCCGTCAGACGTCTTATACGCGAGGTTGTTTTTTTTCGAATAATTCGTGATGAACCATTCAAGATTACGGAGAGAAATACCACCACTTTTATTGAGAAGTTCCATGAGCGTAGTTCTATTCTCGGGTTCAGCGTAAAATGTATTTATGGATGATAGTAGAATATCTGCTTTGTTCATTATTACATAATAGTAGACAAATCTCTAAACTCATTACTTTCTCTATTTCTTAACAACTCGCACGCTGGACATCCCTCTCGGAGTGGTGATGGGTACACGTGATTGTGTCTCACTGTGTCTTTGATCTCTATAGGTTTATTTGGACGTGAATCATTCACATGATGTAAACAGTATCCATCCTTGACACTCTTATTCGTACACAATTTACCATTCTTCTTCACACCCATACAATACTCACTACCTAAGAGATCCCGACGCGCAATCTTCAGTGGTACCGAATATAAATGTGAAACCTTCACGACTAATTCACACAACTTTTCATGTGTCTGCCTCTCTACTTCATTTTCAATCAAAAGTGTCACCTTTTCAGGTATACCCATATATATCTATGGCGTCTCTTTTTTAAATATATCGCTCACCAACATCTGCTTTTTTTTCGACACCCGCGGCTTCTTAGGTGGTTTTGTCCTTTGAATGAGTTCACCAAATATTTCCTCCTTTGGGTTGGTAAACAGGGGTTCCAGAAGGTCACACACGGGATTCAGAAACTTGTTTTTGAAATAATAGACATAATCCACTTTGAGACCCTTTTCTTTTGTGTACCCGGGATCTTCAGATTTTTCAAAAGCTTTTGCTTTGGGATCACCAGTGTCCAGGAGAAGATACGGCACGCGGTCACCCGATTGTGGTTCCGAACCGGGCTGTCTCAACTTCATCTTGTCACGGACCCTCACGTGTGCCAAGTTTGCTGACTTGTAAGAATCACCCAGTTGCTGCGAAAGAATGAGCTTCTCGTTGGGTACCTCTCCCTCTAACAATTCGATGGCTCGCTTTCGCGCGAGTGCCTTCGGAGCCACGGTGTCGCTACTCTCCAACACGACGTCCAGAAGTTCTTTACAGACTTCTCGGACATGCGGGGTGTTGTCTCGTCTCACGAGTTGTAACCCCTTCACGTCTATGTAATCCATGTGCATATTTCCATCCTTACCCCTGGTCCACAACTTGGCGGCATATCGTTTCTTCGAGTACAAGAAATAGGGGCAATAAACCTTTTCCAACTCGAGGTTGTTGGGTGCCTTGAAAAGTTTGGTGCACTCCGCGGCTGCGCGTTCACCGAGCTCCCAACTGTACTCGATAGCCTCTTGACCCTTACGACCACCCACATCAAACTCCACCATCACCGAATCCGTGTCGCCATATCTCACTTTAGCACCCGGGAAGTTCTTCTCTACATAGGTTTTCGTCTCATCAATCATATCTCTACCCTTCATTGTCACGGTAGACGCGATGGCGACGCAGGGAAGCATACCTCTCGAGGCACCTGTGAAACCGTACACGGAGTTCATGGAAATCTTATACGCCAACTGCTTACCGTTGAACATCTGCTTGGTCGCGCCAGTAGACTTGGCCATATCCTTTTTCGCCTGCTTGCGAAATTGTTTCAACTCTGCTAGAATACTCGGCAAAAGACTGGGTACACCTTGAGCAAACGTATGATTCCCAAACCGTTCGTACGTGATACCAGGTATATTATCATACTTGGGATCCATCACGAGTGAAGAATAACATAGGTTGTGGGCCATCATAATGGATGGATACAACCCCTCAAAGTCCAAAGCTGTGATGGGTGTATAATAAGCACCTGTTTGCGCTTCGAGTACAGTCGCTCCTTCATACCCCGTAGTATCCGTGTATCCATAATCAAAAGTTGGCACTTTATACCCCATCTCCCGCGCCTTTTTCGTGAGTTGACTAAACACCTTAATCTGCTGACCGCGCTCCACAAGGTAGTTCAATGGTACCCACGTCGCTTTCGCCATCTCCAACATATTCATGAGTGTGCTCAACTTTGTCAAAAGTCTATGAGGCAGAAGAGTATCCTTGATGCAGTATTCCGCCACTTCACGGAGTTTGACGGGATCCCCCTCGATGAATCGAGCAAACATTTCTTTGGGAGGCATATCAATCTTCTGATCACCCAGGTACAACTTTGCAACATTGTCCAGTTTGTACGAATCGAGTTTATACTCCTTCTTCACTTCATGAAACATATCAAAAATAAATCGACCAGGGGTGGGAATAATTTTTAGTTCATTATCCCCGAGAGCATTCGAAGATAACTTTTTACGCAAAAGGTTGCACGTGTACCCCTTGATTTTACTCATATTGAAAAAGTCCAGGGGGCACTGGGTCTTCATGGCACGCTCCATGATGTATTCCAAATCAAAACCAAAAATATTCCAACCAGTGATGATGTCCACATCGTGTTCATGTAAATACTCCGTGTACGCCATGAGCATTTCACGTTCCGTGTCATAACTTCTGATGGTACACCCCTCGAGTAATGGGTCAGTTTTTTTGTAACACAGACATGTTTTATCGAAGGGTTCATCACAACCGAAACGAACCAACGATATGGCGATTTGAAAACACACATCTCCAGGAACCGTTGGGTCAGGAAACTTTCCGGTAGAACTATGACACTCGATATCAACAGAGGCCACCACGAATGGTGCAATGTCCGTAGTATCGATTGGTTTGAGATCCTTCCACTCTTTACATTTCAATTCGATGTCCGCGGTGGTGTGATACGTGCGGGTACACTCAGCACCAGATGTATCTATCCACCCAGTAGACTGAATACCAGTGCGATGCATGAGACGAAGAACAGGGTCGACGTTTGATTCGTAAATGTGAAGTTTTTTATCCAGGCCCTTTACCGGCTTTCGAAGCCTGTACCCCAAACGACGACGCATACCCAGGTTGTGACAGAATACCTGAAGAAATAAGCACTCTTCGCCATTCTGAAAACCCCACACATCCTTCGCCTTGACGACATCACAGTGGGAAATGACATCTGGACACACTTTTGAAATACACGCGATCATCGCATCTTTGAGGGTACCCTTGGGAATCTTGATGAAAAAGTATGGTGTGAACGAAGTCGACACACAGACTGATTTACCATCGAGGGTCTTTCCGAAAATCCTGATGATGTGTTCGTCATCCTCATCACAAGCATCCCAGGTGAGCGCTTGGAACCGCACCATATTCACTTACTGCATCTTCGCCGCCAATTTTTAATATCATTTATTAATAAATGTCTGCTGCACTGATTGATCTTGTCGCCAAGGGTGCCCAGGATGCCTATATCACGGGTGATCCCCAGGTGTCTTTCTTCCGACAAAACTACAAGCGCCATACGAACTTTGCCATAAAGCCGGAGCGTATGGATTACATTGGCACATTCGACGCCGGTAACGAAGTCACAATCCCCGTTCGTTCCAAGGGGGACCTCCTCAGTTACGTATGGATAGAGGCTCCCAACATCTCCAACGTGCTCACTAATGGCAACGGTCTCTTTTCGTCCGGGCAGACCGACACCACCGAGTTTAGCCTTTTCATCGGTGGACAGGAGGTATGCAAGCTCGATGCACTTTTCATCCAGGGTGTGCACAATATTCTGTATAAAGACACTTCATCAAAGACCTCGTGCACCGTCACCACAGGTGAGGTGAGTGACAACGCCAGGGCGAGTTCCGCACCGGGTACAGGTGCCGACTATTACATGATCCCCTTCTTCTTCAGTGAAGATTGGACCAAGTCTTTGCCCCTCGTTGGACTTCAATACCATGCCGTCGAGATTCGCATCAAGTGCCGCTCGAATTTCACACCCGACGCCACACCCAAGGTTTACGGAACGTACGTGTATCTCGATACCGATGAGCGCAATCATTTCGTCGAGGCTGAGCACGAACTCCTCATTACACAGGTCCAGTATCAACCCATGAACAATAGTGATGTGGACATCGATCTGACCTACTTTAATCACCCCGTCAAAGCTATTCATCTCGTGTCTTCCGATGTGAACGGCACCTCTTGGTCTGACAGGTACACTTTTGACACGGCAACTCTGTACATCAATGGGAACCCACTCTTCGAGGACATGTCCAGCACGTTTCATCACAACGTGGTGCCAGAGATGCACACATCCAATCTCCCTCCCTCGACTATCGACTCCGCCCCCTTGTACACTTGGCCATTCTGTCTCAACATGAACAAGTCGCAGCCCTCGGGTACACTCAATTTCTCGCGTATCGATAACGCCAAGTTGTCCCTTAAAACCCCCAGTGGTGGTTCCGGTTCCCAATTGACCAGGACATACGCAGTCAACTATAACATTCTGAGAGTGAAGAATGGTATGGCTGGTGTTGCTTTTGGAAATTAAAATATTTATTTATTATAAATGTTTGAGAAGTTCTCTGATAAAAAAAAGTTCTGTCCGTACTTTCAATACCTGTCCATCTTTTCTGTAATATCCCTGGTTTTGTTACTCATCACCGCTGCTTATAGGAAGAAGTTCAGCGTCGAGCTGTTACCGACCATCATATCTTTACTCATCGTGTATTTCCAGAACAGGTTACTGTTCACCATGTGCCTGGACTAACACCCAGAAGAACCGAAACCCTTCGTACCCCTCTGGGTCTCCTTGATTTCCTGAACCTCTTCGATAAGAGGCGTCTCACACTTTTCCAAGATGAGTTGAGCGATTCTATCACCCTGTTTAATATCGAACCTTTCGGTCCCGTGATTAAACAGTATGACTTTGAGCTCACCCGTGTAATCAGGATCAATGACACCAGCGCCTGTTTGAATACCATGTTTTACAGCGAGACCAGAACGAGGAGCAATGCGGCCATACACACCCATTGGAATGGTGGCGGCGATACCAGTGCATACAATACCCCGTTCGTGGGCTCCGATACTCATGGTTTCGGTACTGTATAGGTCGTACCCAACTGAGCCCGGGGAGGCTCGAGTGGGGGTGATGGCCTCGGGTGATACTTTCTTAATGAGAAGTTTCATGTTTGGTGAGCTATCGTTTTTATTCTCTAACATCATTCCCATCGCAGAATAATTATGAAGATCCAGTAGTGTATCACGAAGAGATTCATCATCTACAAGCTGTACACTTTTACTCGTGATACTCATACATCTTTGGATCTTTTCTTGAATCCGTACCAGTATACCTACGAGACCATGTTTGGCGAAAGCATCCCCATAATCAGCATTCTTCTTCTCAAAGACAGCACGAGCTTCATCCTGAACAGCCTTGAAATCCATTCTATTTGTATATGACCCTACGACTTTAAGCCATCTCACGTACCGACGAGGAGACATGTACTTGTTGGTCTTCATTTTCGAGACGATTTTTCAAAAATGAAATAAACTTCATAGCCACAATTTCTAGAAAATACTTTAACCTATTATTATATCTGTCATCTTGATATCATGGGTACCTACGTTCACCTGGTAAGAATCTTTAATACTATTCGGTAAATGAGCGACGTATTTATCACGTATAATGTATTTAGTATTCTTGTTGAGTAATATTTCATGTTCCGAATATTGAGAAAGACCATATAGGGGTAAACACCTCGTACCCGGGAGGATAGTTATAACTTTGAAACAACACGAACCTCCAGTGAAATCGCGCGCCACCATCGGAACCAAACTCGTCGAGACGAATCCTTTATTTATGAATACTTCATTCACATCCGGTTTCTTTTTGAAATCATCGGCCGTGAAAAAGTTATCCTTCACCCCCCTATACACCACCATAGTTTCTTTTGTCATGGGAGCCTTACGAATAAGACGACTCAATCGCATAGACATTCTTTCCAATAAAGTGTCTATGAATGAAGGTTTAAATCTTTCACTCGGTGAATTTTGTAAAACGCCCCAGAACTTGTATACATCTGCGGATTTCATCTTCGTGTACCGCATGTAATCTGTACTAAAATATTCATAAGATGTGTTGAATATATCCCTCGGAAATCCAGCTATACCAAGATATTCTATAATCTCATAAAGAAACACGGACATGTCAATTCGTGAGTAATCTATGGGCAACTTTCGCTCCCAGAGATTTAAATACACATCACCCTTGTTTGTGTACGCCCAAATTGTATACAATTCTAATGGTTGGAGCTTTTTGTAATATTCTGTAACATTTTTGTACCATTTTAAATCAATAATATTAGGATTGGTGAATGATTTTAACGCATATCTATAAACCTTGTCAAAAAAATTATCAGTATTAATCACTAACCGTTCGTTACCACGGCTCTTTTTTGTATTTTTATTAAATGAAGAAGCATTTATCTCATATTTAGAAGTTGGAAAATATCTAGTGAAAGGTATATGTACAATTCTCTCTTGTCTCACTAAAATATGTTTTGGTAAAGTGATGGAATTATTTTTATTTAGTTTCTCTCGAACTTCTTCTTCTTTAGTGTTTTTCACTGCACGAAGCATTTTAGAAACCTTAAACATGAAAAGTTTTTTAG